AGAGGAGGACTGAGCCATCTCCATCTGCATCTGTTGTGCTAGATCTGGTTCTGCTGGTGGGATGCTGGCAGGGTCTGTAAGGAAGTCTGCAACATTCTTAATGCCTGACTTATCAAGCACCACAGAAAGCATCTTGTACCTGTTAGCTGGCGAGTACATTTCGCCCAGCGCTGGGTCGGCTGAAAGCATAGAGTGGAACATAAGGTACTTACTGACCATCTCTTGCTGGTCGCCGTATCCCAAATGAAACTCAACTTGTACGTCACGCTTGTCTGCCCATTGTGCTGGGTTGACCTCAACGTAACGTCCGGCAAGCTCGACAATCTTCTCTTCGCTCTCGTTCTCAACGACCAACTGGTACACATGAGAGAATAAGGGCTTTAAGAAGTTATTGGCGAAGTTTCGCGCTATGATCTTTTGGCGTTGCTGGCTCATTGTGGCCAGTTGCTCAACCATAGCTGCTGAGTTCTGTTTGCTTATTGCGTCTTTATTTAGACCTTGGGATAGGCGAGAAACCCCAGAAGTGTCCTCTTTATCCTCATCCAGCATTTGTATTGTCTGGAACACATAAGGATTTAGGGATGCTTGAGGCATGGGGTTAATAGCGTCTGGGCGTGTCACATTGACGATGCCGCCAACGCGGTTGTCGATAAGTTCTCTTGGGTTGGTCAAGCCACCCTTAACTACGGTATATCTTGGGTTATTAGTAACCATCGCATGGTCCAAAATAGACCTTGTGAGAACTGTCCGAGCATTCTGTATTCCTAGCAATTTCTCTGCGAAGTTGTTGCCGTGGAATGCGTGGGGAATAGGAAGCGGAACAAAGGCTACAAACGGACGCCGAGCTACTATTCCTTTCTCCAGTAAAACATTTGAGCATTTGACTACTTTGTAGAGGTCAGTCATGCCAGTGCCCTCGACATCAAGCTCTATAAAAGCCTCGATGACAGTCACTTGGCGGGTCTGTTTCTGGTAGCCCTGTGAGTTAAACGCAGTGTCAGAGCCGATGTCCTCAAAGCGAGTTAGTATCTCTGGATCACTGTCAAAGTCAGTATCTTCGTTATCGCTGATTTTAGCTAAAACGTCCTCATCGTATCCCATTTCCATGAGTTCAGCGATGGACTTCTTAGTGCGGTGAGCGCAGAAGTTCACGGTATCAAGAGACTTAGCTTGTGGTGAAATCAGGAACTCTTCTGGAGCTATTGCTTCGACCTTAACCTGAGAGGTGTCACGGGTAACTTTAAGTTCCCCAGTGAACATACCCATCTCATCCTGTTCGATGCTCTCTATCTCAATGTTCTCTTCTGCCAGCCGTAGATCAAGCTCATCTTCAGTAAGGTTTTCAACGTATTCAATGCTGGTTTCATCTTGCATACACCAGTAGACCTTGCAGATGCCTGCACGGGCTATGAGGCCGTCGTGGATAACCGTCTGCATCGTTTCAAACAGGTTGTTCTGTCGGTGCAGAACGAAGTCAGTGTATTCGGTGCATAATTCAGCAGTGTCCACATCATCCATATTCTGCGGAGTGAAGCGCATGATCTTGTTGCCAGTAGAGAAGGTTTCTAGCAAAGCTGCCTTCATGCTCTCTACTGCGTCATACACATCCTGACTAACGTACTTGCTGTTGCCATCGTGCGCTGGGCGAGGAAGCTCACCAGAGTAATACTTCATTACTCTACGGCGTTCCTTGGATAGTTCACTATCGTAGTAACCAATAGAGCGCCTAAGTTGCGTATCTACGATAGAGACTATCTTATCGTCATCAAGCGCTTTGTATTCTTCTTTTGACTGCATCTCTAAACCATCTCTATATAATATTCATCGACTGCTTTTATTGGTTCCCAAGCGCCTTCATGGATATGATTTGCTAGGGCCAAGCTCATTACGCAGTCATCGAAACATCCGGCTTCAGCTTCCATCCCGCCACTCTGGGTGACGATGTATGTCAACATTTCTCGGATCGTGAGCTTATCGTTAAGTTCTATTGTACCCTCGCGGACACAGGCTCTGAGTTCATCGATTATCAGAGGTTTTGTCTTAGAGGTTGTTGTGAAGCCCAGCTTTAGGGTTTCCCTCTCAGTCAACTTGTCTATCTGGACTTCTGTGTAGAAATTCGGATAAGCCATGTCTTTACCAAGGCGGGTACAAGTTAAAATACCGTGCGAATTGTTCTCTACTATTATGAAGGCGAAGTTAAAGAACTTACCTAACTTGTAGAGGACTTCAGCAAAGTAATCGGGGTGAACTTGAGCGCGATAAGTCGCAACCTGTCGTTTCTTACTGTCGAGGACTTGGGCAACGCTGTAGTCGCCACCTCTCACTCCCATGGCGACATCAGCGCCTATAGTATACTGTTCCCCGTCATCGATAGTGCGGTACAGCATTAGCTCGCCACGCATATTCTCCAGCCACTCATCACCCTCAAGGGCAAGGCGCTGTTTAATGTCTTTAGCTTTATCCAGGTCTTTATGTAGAACCTCTGGGTTAAACACAGGGCGACCAGTTGTGAGGAATGCCTCATTTGGCTCCGCTGGGTACTCTTGCTGGAACAGATCAATGCCGTTCTGAGCTATCTTCTTTCTGCGGAACATGAGTTGCTCGTTGTCCAAGTTATACTTGTCGGCAATCTCTTCTTCAGCCGGAGTTATCTCGAAGCCCTCAGGTACGTCATCTCTGTAGTCGTTATCCAGAAACCAAGGTATAAACACAGGGACGTATCCGTTAGTACCATCAACAGCGCCTTTCCAGAGGTCATAAAAGATGCCACTCACGCCATTCGCAGTGCTTTCTACAAACACAGCCGTACCCTTCTTATTGGGCACAGCTTGGGTCATACCGTTCCAGTTCTCTAGGGCGGTAGACTTCTGCCAAAAGGCAAGCTCACTCGCGTGTACGTGCGTCAGTGTCTCGCCTCGACCAAGGCTCTCACCGCCAGCCGTAGCCACCACGTAAGAACTATCGAGTACGTCAAACGTAAGCTCTCGGCGTGAACTGTATTTAGTGTGTGGCTTCAGTAGCTCTGGGCAGTTATCGTGATAGCGCTTTGTCATGTCGAATAGGGCGCGTGTACTGTCCGAATGGTGAGTAACCACCAGCGCCTTACAAGCTTTCTTTTGGCTAACATTAAAGTACAAGTAGCCACCAACGTGAGTTGATAGGCCTTGCTGTCTAGCTTTCAAGATAATCACCCGAACTTTACCCTCGGATGCCATCTGGGCTTCTACTGCTTTATGTAAGATGCGCTGGGCGGGGTTTAAGTTCAGTGACTGTATGTCGCCGTCTTTGGTCCTGATCTTAAGTGCTGACTTACTATAGAAGTCAAAGTCGTCATATAGTTTACGGCGTATTGTCGCCAATTTCGGTGTCATCATCGGATTGCTCTTCCTCGGTGTCGGCTACTAAAAGCGACTCCAAGAATGCCTCGGCTTTACCGATGACTACTTCACTTTTAGCAACTGGCTTAGTCTTAGTGAAATCCAAGACCATTCTAGCGGCTGTCAGTTTGTCCCTGCTTTGGGACGGTTCCCGCATTATCTGAACTGCGGTTTCCAATGCCTCGATGGCGTAAACGTCATCAATTCCGTTCTCTTCTGCCATTTTCTTAACGATCCTTTCAGCATCTGCTTTTGCCTGTTGTCTAATGGGCGCTATTGTTTCGAGCGTGAAGCCGTCAGGCGTACCCTTTGGTCGGCCTGCGTTCTTCTTTGGTTTACTTGACCACTGCTTTCTTAACGCTCTTCCCTCTTCTGTCTGCATCATCTTGGAGAAGTAATTTTCCGTTCCCTTTCGGGCTTTTAGCGGATGCAGGGCCTCCTTTTTTGGAGCTTTCTTTCGCGGGTTTTTCGGTGCGCCCATTGTTTAATCCTAAATGCTTGATGACTATTTCCAAAGTTGGCCCACAAGTCCGACAGAACAACTGAGGTGGCAGGGCCATGCTCATGTCGTGAAAGATCTGGCTTTTTTCGTCACTGGAAAGCCAAGATAGCCCTTTGACTACCTCGATTTTCCTGAGAATAGACACTAGGTCAAATGCTGTAGTGTTCATTTTTGCTCTCCTTGATTTGAGTTACTTTTTAGGCGGACGGCCTTTTTTAGTACCGTATGGCATTAGATTTCCTTCCTATACCGTTAGAACACCAGTAGATGGACGTTGCTCTTCATCTTGGCTGCCAGAACCTAAAGCAGCCATAGCGGCAACAACAGCAAGTACAGTAGCAACTGGGTGGCTGTAGAAGCGTATTTTCGAGTTGTTTGCAGCTTTAAATTGTTCTCTGATGAGTTTTGTAGTCTCAGGCATAACTTCTTTAGCCAGCTTTGGATCAAACATATAAACCCAAACAGGATCTACAGCGAACTCAGAAAAGCTTAAAGTGTACTCAAGGTGGTTTCTTATTTTTGCCTTGTTAGACATCTTGCGGAAGTCCCGCACCATCCTACCACTGGACTTATTTTTGGCCTGATATACAGTTACGTTTTGCTGGAGGTTTATTACCTCTTGTATGACAGGGTGGTTCTTGTCGTACTTTGAGCCACTTAGTATTGGTAGAATAGCACTACTTACAAAAGAGTTTGATGTAGTTGTATCGCCCGTGTCACCTGTTAAATTATTACGCTGTGTTATATCTTTGACAGTACCAAAGTTAGGGTCATAGTTCCCATCTAATGGCTTTAGAGTAAGACCATGGGCAATTTCATGCAGTAACGTAGTCAATGCCTCAACTTCAGTACGGGGCTTGCTTACTTTT